AAGTATCAATGAATCCCTCGTAGGACCATTCCATAGGTATGAACAAACTATATAATCCTGAATTAGTCTGTCCATTGCGGTTTCTTTTCGTAACGTCGGAGTCATAATAAAGTTTTTTATAGTTAGATCCACCTTTATCTAAAGCATTTGATGTTGAACCCATAATGCATTTACCGATAATCTTACTACCTAATCTTAAACACGTTTTAGTAACTCGCCAGTTATTAAGTATATTATCAGGTTTTAACCATTTAGCAGATTCATCATGCGCTAATAACTTTAGTTTTTCTCCGTCATAACTGTTATCACCTGTATTTTTCCAATCAATAGTTGTATCTAATCCAGTTATTTCATCTGAGCTTTCGCTGTTGTCTAATTTCTTTCTGGTAAACTTTGAAGCAGGTACTCTATACGCAAGTTCTGTTTTAGGCCTATCCATACCATCTTGTATTGGCTTAAAGAAAAACGGATAGTTTAAAGATATAGGAACAACCTTGTCGGTAAACATCGTTTTAGCATCGGCTCCAGACTTTGATAATATACCGAACCTGGAATCACTGGACATAGTAGCTAAGTTAACTAGCTCAGCGGAAGACATAAATGAAAAACCAGAACGTCTATTCTTTAAGTAACACATACCATAACATCTAGGATCCGCTTTACAAGCCTCCCAAAATATAAAGAACAATCTATTGGATTCTCTAAAGTCGGGAGCACCAACATCTATCTTACTCCATTGTAAGTACATATAGTGCGATCCTGTTATATATGATGGCGTACCGTTATTATAGAATGAAAAGCCTTCGTCTCTATACTTGAATTCAGTATCAATATAATCGTACCATCTCTCTTTAAATGCATCCGGATATTTATTCCAGTCGAATACACTCTTTATTCTTTCAAGCTCCTTAGGAACGGGTATTTGCTCCCAGTATTGCTCTTCTTTCTTATTACTTCTTTTGTAGCCACCTTCTAATAAAGGTAATGCTATTTTAAGATTTTGTATTTCGTATATTTCACCAATCTTGCCGGTCTTACTAATAACGATCACATCGTGCTCTTTATTGTAACCGTACTTCCATCTATTATACCGGTTTTGTTGTTTAATCACCGATTGCTTTATATGGTTTGGTAATATTTTATATAGTGTTTGCTCGTACATTATTTGGATCTCCCTTCCGCAAAACCTTTAAACGGCTTCGCTGTAGATTCTTTTTCTTCCTCCTCTAACATTCGAGTTTCCTCTTGTATTCTACTTAGTATTTCAAAGGCATCGAAAATAGCAAGTTTTTTAGTGGCTGCAGCGTTTTTTAATTTGTCAGCTGATAAATCATCATCACCATTATTTAAAATAGCTTCTTCAGCAACTTTAATTAGCTCAAGAACTGCTTTGTGCCCACTCTGGATTATAGCCTGTTTCGTTTCCTTTATATTCATATTTAATTACAATATCATTAGATTTCATACAATAAAGTCTCTGCCCATCAATGACAAAGTCAAACTCCCCATAAGGAGTATAACCAACAAGGTCTCCCTCGTTTATTTTAAGCGCTTCTAAGGAATCATTGCCATACTTTAGTATACCAATAAGCTTTTGCTCTTTATCTACGTTTAAATGGCTTGTATTCTTAATTGGCTTAATGAAGCATCTGTCTCCAAATGTTTTCCATTTATCCGTATTCTTATATAGATAAATTTGATCTAACTCACAAAAATACAAATCATCTTTAAAATATGATCTACTATTCTTTTTGTTACCTCTTATATCGTAAAACACCCTAAAAACATTATGGTGAATTACAACTATATCGCCAACTTTTATATTAGTCGAATAAGCTAATGGCGTTGCTATTACTTCTGCAAAGTTATTCACAGACTTAAAGCTTTCTATTTTAGTATTTACTATTAACTCTTTATCCCCTAATTTAATTTTGTTGTTGTATCGATCACCATTTACTGGTTTAACAATAAAACTAAATATACTTCTCATTAGTATTCTAGATCATATTCAAGAGCAATAGCCATAGTGGGATAAAATTCTTTCCATGGTTTTACCTCATCCCCATTTTTTATATATATCATACAGGACTTATCATCCTGTTTTAATATATGCGTAATTTCATGGCCTCCGTAAACGTTTTGTCCTATAGAATAGTGCATAGCCTCATTCTTGTAGTCTACTCCTATACTTATTTTTCTAATTACGTAATCCATTATTCGACTTTTTCTAATTTGACATCTGCTGGTTTTTCTATAAGAGTATAAGATCCATCTTCAATGTTAATGTTTACATTACCATATTGTCTTTGTAGCTCTAATTTGAACTCCTCTACTTTTTTATTAACCTCTGCAATTTGATGTAAAAAGCCATGCTTCTGAGATTCCAGTAACCCTATATTCGATAATAGGGTACTCATCTCTTTTTGTTGATTAACAATAGTGCTTAATTGCTCATCCGTAATCTTATTCTTATTTTCCATTTAATTTGATTTGATTTATTTTGTTTTATTATTTAACTTTTTTAGCTTTGCCGATAGATACTAACGATGCTTTCTGTCCAGTAGACAACTTATCCGGGGATGTTCCTCCACTAGTAGCATTGTATAATTCAGCACTTCTGTTTCTGGCTCTCATTGTTGATGTGCTATCGCTAACAAACCTCTTGCGCAAATCTTTAATTGCTTTGTCATTGCCGTATGAAGAAGCAGTAGCAGTAGTTTTTTTATCACCTCCTACGATATATGCTTGTTTTGTTTTTTCATTTGTAGCATAGCTCTTTTCATAAGGTTTAGCTGTAGCAAATCCAGAGGCTTTATCAACAACCATACCTGAATCCACATTGCCCTTTTCTCTTTGAGTTGCTAATGTCTTTTTACCTTTTGTGTACTTTTTAGTAAGCTCTATGTCTTGCTTAAAAGGAGTAGGTAATCCATACCCTGTTTTAGAGTTATTTCCTCTACCTGGATTTTGCTTAAATGCCATCTTATTTTTTTTATTTGTTTGTTATTCTTTTATAAATTACCGCCCCCGGTGAATCACTTACATAATCAGCTACCATTGTGTTTTCATCTATAACTATAAATTTACATAAAGCTTCCCAGTTGTTTGGCTCATGCAATGTATTTAAGTAAAAGTTATTTTTATCAAACTGGTAACCTAATATTTTAAAATAATTACCGGTTAAATAAGAAAACGACACAACGTTAAAATCTTTTTTGTTTAAAATAGAAAATTCTATCTGAACAGTTTCAGAAGCCCACGTACCAACCAAAAAATCTTTGGTAAGTTTTTGAGATTGAGCATAAGAACTAAACACTAAAAATACGATAATAAAGATTACTTTTTTCATAATTAAATAATATTAGATTTACATAATATTATTATTACGCGTATTTATTGCTTTTTATAAGCCTCTTTCTCCCACGGCAAGTTCTTAGCGCCTTCTTTCATTTTAGATCGAGGATATTTTTTACCTTTCCAGAAAACATCAGAATCGTTGTAATCTAAATCACCACGTTTCATTTGATCTATATGTACTTTTTCGTGTGATATAGTTTTGTTCTTCTTTAATTCTAAAGGCGAAACGTTTTTGTTTATTAATATAGTTCCATTAGATTGCGCCATACCAAGTACATTGTCTTCCATATCTGTATTATAGATAGGAGTATTGTCAATATTGTAGGGAGCGCCCTTCATGGTAAATGCCATATAAAATAATAGGTATTATTAAATTCCCCTACAAATTACTTCATAGGGGATTTAAAATAAATAATTATGCTACTGCGATAGCGCTAACTACAACGCCTGCAGGTAGAACAACTTGAACAGCTTGTCCGCCTGGAACTGCTGTAATAGCTGCATTAATTGCGTCTCTAACAGATGGAGTTGTACCAGTGCTTGTATGTGTTAACGTAACAGCATCAACAGCTGAATTTGAGTTTCCTAAAGTTATTAATGTAGTTGTAGCTGCTGTTTGAGTAACAGTAGTAATCTGATCTGCGTTAATCAATTGATTACCTGCTGTTAATCCAGTGTTTGTAATATTGATTGATAAAAATTTTGCCATTTTGTTTTTAGTTTTAGTTTTAGTTTTGGTTATTGTTTATGTAATAATTTTAATATCTGCCTTTAGCTCTTTGAGTTATTGCTCTAGGATCACACACAGGCTTCGCGTTATTTAGTATAATGCCATCTTTGCCAGAACTTAATCCTTTGCCTTTTGGTAATCCAGTGGTATCAAAGGGACCATTCCATAGAGCATTAGCTCCAACCCCTGACATCTTTGCTTCTTTGTCGTGAACACTCATTGGGTGTCTCTTAGTAATTAAATCCATAGTTAGTAATTGTTTATATCGTATTTAGGTGTTATAGGCGTTTCAACTCCGGCAGGAGGAGGGATAGGCGTTGATAATGCATTACCTTGCTCCATACCTGGTTGACTGTAAGGATTATTAACATTCCTTGTAAATGTATTTGGCATTTGTTCTCCAAAAACACCTTGTATATTATTTGTATTTGTAAACCCTGTTGGATTTATTGGCGTTGGCTCAAGTTGATTCATCATTGCGTCTTGTTTTATCTTTGTTTACGTTTTTTATTGCGGTTATCATAAGGTTATCCATATATGTTTTACCGCTCATTATAGTATTTCTATGGCTGGTTGGTAAATCTTCTTTTCCAAGCATTATACGGTACATCCTACTTATTAGTTGTTTACACTTAAATGAAACTTTATATATATTGTATTTTTGGGTTGTATGGTTTCTGTTTCTCCAAACCACTATCCACCCTTCTTTTAATAAATTGTTCCAGCGCTTATTGTCCCAACTGTAAGCATAAGTACCTATTTTATAATCTTGTTTTGTAAAGAATTCCATGCAATCAAAATAGATTAACAACTCTAGATCGGCATCGGTCAAATTATTGTTCCTACAAGCCCAGCGTCTTATTATTCTATAATGTTTTAGTAAACCTAACTCTTTAATATCTGAGGGCTCTAAACGGCTCATAACACAACTACAACATCGTCTAACCGTATAACATAGTAAGTTTCTTTACCAGGCTCAATCTTATGCCCGTTATGTCTGTCATAGAATATATGATCTCCTTCTTTAACGCCTACTACTTCATCTCCTACACTAATAACTTTAGCTTCTATATATCTAATGTCTTCTCTATGATTTTCCGCTAATAGAAGCCCTCCTTTTGTTTCCGTAGTACCTTCTTTTACTTTCTCTATAATTAATCTTTTACCAACTGCTTTCATTATGCTCGTAGATTATTAATTACACAATCAGTTGATAATATAGTTGTGGCTACAGACGCTGCATTTCTTAATGCGCTTTTAGTAACAAGCAATGGATCTATTATGCCAGCTTCAATCATATTAACAGTTTCTCCTGTTACAACATTCAAGCCATAGCCAATCTTTGATATTGTTTCTAATGGAGCATTTTCAATACCCGCATTATCTAATATAGTTTTGAATGGCGCTCTAATAGAATCCATCAATATTTCTTCTCCAAGTGAGAAGGTATCTATGTTATGAGAAGCATTCAATAAAGCAATTCCTCCTCCTGGTACAATACCTTCTTTAATCGCTGCCTTGGTTGCACAAATAGCGTCTTCAACTCTATCTGCTAATTCTTTTAATTCTATCTCAGAATTTGCTCCTACTTTTACTAAAGCAATTCTACCGGTTAATCTTGCTAGTCTTTTTTCTAAAGCTATTACTTTGTTTGCGGAAGGTTTTTCTAATAAAGACTTTTTAATGTCTTCTATGATCTCTAAAACGCCTTCTGGAGTTTCTCCTATATGTAATATTGTTTCTTCTTGGCTTGTAATACTTTTAACACAAGTTCCCAACATATCAGGCTGTATTAAATCTAAATCATCACCAAGGTCTTCGTTTATTACTGTAGCTCCTGTAAGTAACGCTAGATCATCAAATATTTCTTTTCTATTGACACCAAATGTTGGCGCATCAATAATGTTTATTTTTATATTGCCTTTTAATTTATTCATTGCTAATGTGGATAATGGAATTGGATCCATGTCACTAACTATTAACAATGATTTATTATTTTTTATAACATACTCTAGTATAGATTGTATTTGTCTTATGTTATCTATAGGCGATTCAACCAATAATACTAGTGGATTGTCTAGTTCTGCAGTTTTGCTTTTTTGATTAGTTACAAAATGCATATTCTTTAATCCCATATTGCATTGTATGCCTTCAACTAATTCTAAGCTGCATTCTGGATCAGATGTTGTTTCCATCATTACAACCCCGGTATTTCCAACAGATCTAAAAGCATCGCCAACCAGCTTGCCTAATTCAGGGTCATTGTTTGTTGATATGGTGGCTATCTGGTTTAGCATGTTATCATCAACTGTTATAGCTATTCCCTCAAGGTACGCTATAACATTGTCAACAGCTTTATTTATTCCTTCTTTAATTTTTCTTTCGTTCGGATTTTCAACTGCATAAGCGTTCTTCAAAATAGAGTGCGCTAGTACTGTTGCGGTTGTTGTGCCATCACCTGCTTCTCTGACAGTTTTTCTTGCTGCCTCTTTTAATAGTGTAGCCCCCATATTTTCTACAGGATCTAACAAGATAATTGAATCCGCAACTGTTACACCATCTTTTGTTATAATTGGTCTCCCTAAAGAATCCTCCAATAATACGCACTTACCGCTTGCTCCTAATGTTGAGCTAACTGCTTTTGTTAACTTTTCAATACCAGCGAATACCTTATCACTGGCTTCTTTACCAAAACTTAAATTTTTGACTATAGCGTCCGACATAATTTTATTTGATTAAATTGATATACCTTATATATCACCTGCTTTTTCCTTTTTTTACTTAGCCTTGGCCTTTATATGGCTTCTTGTAATTTTTGGATGTTTTTAAACTTGAAGTTTTATTCTTAGAATGTATACCCGGTCTAGATATACTTTTTACAATACGTTTAGTATCCGATGCTTGTTTCGCCATAGTATGTATAATATTAAAATTAGTAATCCCAACCAGAATAACCCAAGATAATTAATTTTTCTATCCACCAACTTAATTTTGGACTCCTCCTGTTCATTTACTTTAGTTTTACTAGTTGCTACCGAATCGATGTTTTTTGTGCTCGATTCTTTATTAGTGTTTGTATACAGTGTGTTAGACTTATTCTTTTTAATATTTAAAATAACATTTTTATAACTTTTGCCGTCAATTATAATAGCCTTACTTGTATCTATAGGCGTTATAGTTATTTCGCTGCTATCGGTATTAGTGACTATGCTTGTAGAATCCTCTTTATCTTTCTTCTCTGATTTTTCAACTACTATCTTTGTTTCTGTAACGCTATCTTTCTTCGTCTCTTCCGTGTTTACTAATACCTTTCTTGAAGAACACGACGTTAGCAGTATAAGTATAATAAATATAAAACTCCTCATTATGATTGAATTATTAATGTTATGTCTTTTGCTTTTTGCATCTTTTTAAATAACTTATCAAATGCTTTTCTTGATTGCCCAATGAATTCCTTGTGTCTTGTCTGGCCAACTAATATACATCCTTCTGTATTATGGTTGGTATTCCCAGAATGAATTCTTACCCCTTCGAAACCCGGTACGTTAAGCAATAGCGGCAATAATCTTTTAAACCTGTTAGATTGGTTTATTATTACTTTATATGTCCCCTTAGGTATTGCTGTTTCTCCCTTTATTTTTACAGGCCTTTCTAAATCCTCTAAAGTAAAGCACTCAAAAATACCATCTACAGTCATCTCTCCTATTACAGAGTTTTCTCCTTTGTACAATCTCCTTACTACTATTAACATAATTTATAAACTTAATATTTTTTTAATAATTAAACCTAATGTTACGAATGCAACACCTGTTACGCCTTTACCCCAGAACTTAGCTGTCTCAAATTCGTTTTTAATTTGTGTTAATTCTTTCTCTAAGATTTCTATTTTCTCGTCGTTTAATTCCATTAAATGCACAAACCCTTTATTGCCATTTAAAGCCGATCCACCTAATAGTATTTTTATTTCTTTTACACTATCTTTGATGTCGCTTAAATCTTGTTTGTATATTCTGAAATGGTGCTCAAGGCGGTCAAGTCTTTCACTGTCCTCACTCATAATCATTGTTTATGCTTGTTCGTTATTATTTGTATTTTTCATTTTCGAATAGATAGTAACAGAGTCTAATACGGTTTGACTGCTTAAATATGCAACCGCGATTAGTGTCCAATCCGAAGATTCTAAGTCCGCAAACATTAATAGTCCGCTGGCTATTAAAAAAACGAATAGCTTCCTGCTTATCCATTTGTTTATAAGTGTATCTAAATTTTTTTTGCTCATATTGTTGCTAATAAACCCCCAATTAAAAATCCTATTGCTGTTCTTATAATATCATTTTTGTCCATATAAGCGCCTGTTCTATCCCAATGGTATAATTCCCATGCATATCCAACAAAAACGCCTAAGAATGCTGATAATAAAGGTACTCCAATATACTTGCCTTCTATTGTATAATTTTTAAATCCGGTTAACCAACCTATTGTAAACATTATAACTATTCCAAGTATTACGTGTAATGCATTTCTCATATTTCTTCTTGTGTTATTTCGCTCTCTTCAGTCCACATAGAATAATCGCTGTCTAGCGGAACAATTATTTGCTTTGTCCTTATATCACCGAAAACAAGTTCCTTTGCTTCATCTGAAGTGATTTTAATAAAAAAGTTTGGTATTGTTTCTACTATCATAATATTATGCTATTGTCCATCCTTTTGCAGTTGCTATCAGCAAATTAGCTGGTGTTAATCCAGCAAACCCAAAGTTTGATGAAATTGTTATTATTTGCACCCCTGAAGCTGTCCCCAATCCGTTAAATATATCAATGATTGCACTTGTGCTTAAACACATAGTCGCATAAGATATTCCAAATCTTATTCCGTTTACCCTACCTCTAGATAAAGATGGGCATCCAGAGAAAACGTTTGTAGTGGTTGTAACAGATGCAAAATTAAATGTAGGTATAGATTGTAATGAGGCGCAATTTGAAAACATGGT